ATGTAGCATAAAAGCTACAAATACAAGTAAGTACTTCATTTACCAAGACCAACCTTTCCAAGTAGAAGATTGACAATTCTGTCAGACAGATCATCAGGTAAGAACTTCAGAAAACCCAAGAAATACAAAGCCACTACCCCGTAAACGAATATCTTGAGGCATAGGTCAAAGGTCTTTTGATACTCATTCACCTACCACACCTTCTTGTTGCTTCACAGAATGTCATCAACTCATTGACACCAACAAAGACTAGAAACAGAACAAAGCAGATTCCACCTATTGCCAAACCAATCTCTAGTTGTTCTTGTTCTTTCTGTTTAGCTGCTTTCTCTGCTTTCTTTAATGCACTTATCTCTTTGGCATCTGCCAAATCCATCTCTGCTTGACGGGCTTTAATCTTCTGCCATACGTCAATCTTGCCTGTCTGCATGAAGAGCATCTTTAACTCTTCCTCGAATGCTCTGGCTTGCTCTAATGCCATCTCAATCTGCAAAGCCGTACCCATGTTTGAACCCTTGCCAGACTGTTTAGCCTGAAGCATGGCCTTGGTAGCTACACTTTTTGCATCAAATAACTTACCAATCATGGGCGCAAGTGAGCCTAAGTCATTGGCAACATTAGCTGCCTTCTTGACCATGCTGATTGCTGACTGTATGCCAGCTAGTGCCGTGATTGGATCAATCATTTTTTCTCAACCTTTTGCCACTCAAGGCATACTACCTTTCGGTTGTAAACATCACCTGTCCATGCCCACCTGACACAACGATATTCAGTTTTGTCTTTACTAGATGCCACCAATGTAAACAATATTGATGACATTAGTAACCATTTCACGGGTACGCCCAAACAATAATGTAGCTACAAAAGATGACAAAACAAGTAATACAGACTGCCGCAATGATTGCTACAGTCCAATCTTTCATGTTATCTAGGGAGCAAGAAACGATCAGCATCATACTGAGGCATCTGTCCTAACCCATAGTTTAGCAATGGATTGGAAGTTATTTGATTCAGTAGTCCTGGCGCTTGTGGCTGTGAACTAGGCAACATATTTCTTTGAAATACTGGACTAGTAATACCAGCCCTTACTGCTGGTCTACCAAATACAGTAGCAAGCAGACTAGGATTACTTGCTGAAGCAGCGGCAATACCTGCGGCTCCAACATCTAATGGGCTAATACTTGGAACACTACCAATTCTAGATACATTCTGAAAAGCAGTAGGATATGCGGCAGCGGCATTTGCTAAAGTCTCTAATTCGCTTGGAACAATTTTTCCTGCTGCTGCACGTTGTCCAAGTTTTGCAAGTGAAATATCTCCAGTTGCAAGATTTAAAGATTTTTGAATTGTGTAACTTACCCCAATGGCTTTTTGAGCTTCTTTAAAATTATCAAATACATCATTTTGACCAAAGTTTTTAAGATTTCTAGCCGCTAATTCTTCAAGTTGTTTGGCAGCAAACTTTTGAGCCTGACCAAGACTTCTGTTTGCTGGATCAGCAGACATAACATTAGACTCGCCATCGTATCTAAGGCGCTTCATTTGCTCAACAAGACCAGTACCATCAAAGTTCAATTGTTTTAATCCATTTAAAACTTTAAGTTCTGCTGTTACATCTGTTGTGTTTGCTAATTTTTGCAAATCAGTAGTACGTTTATTTATATCAGTAAGGAACTGCTTATCTGCGTAATATGTTGGATTTGCTTTTAAAGCCTCATACGCCAAGCCCTTTTCAGCCCTAAAATTTAATAAAGCATTTAAATCAACTGGCGTATCAGGTGCAAGATTTAAAGCCTTACGAGCTTGTACATTGCCTAGTTCTTGATTTTTAAGAGATGCAACTTGACCAGTTTGCTGTTTACCAGAAAATCCTTCAAGCAATTTGTTAAGCATTGATGGATTTACTTGTGTAGGAGGCAATGTAGCGCCTTCAGCAATAGCACGTTCAGCAACCAACTGAGCCTGAGTTAAATTAGCTGGCGCTCTTGGTGTAGTCAATGCACTAACAGTAGCAGTAGGAGCAGTCAAAATACCACCTGCAGCAGCCTCATTGAACACTTGTTGAGGATTAATAGTGCCTGTGTTAGCCTGTTGTGCTGCAGCAGATGTAAGGGCGGCAGTAGTGGCTCCAGTGCCAATGTTCTGCGCTAAAGCAACAGTTCTAGGAGCCATTTGTGTAAGCACATTAGGTGTAGCAGAAACAATAGACTTTTGAATAGCACCAGGCAACAACAAATTAGTAGGATCAAGCAAACCAGTGCCAAGCCCCCCAACCAACAAACCAGGGCGCTCTGTAGCCACTTTATAAGTGCCTTTCAAAATATCACTAATGGATTGAGTTGGTTGAGCAACAGGTTGTGGTTTATTACGATCTATGCCAAGGTATTCATCCGAGAGGCCAAGCGCACTCAAACCACCCTTAATGCCTTGAGACATTAAATTAGCAGTACCACTAATTAACTGTCCAGTAGTAGTTTTGCCACGCAATACATCTAGTGGGTTAAAACTTGCGGCAACATCTTGCTGAAACTGAGTTCTAGGCTGGAATGCTTGTTGTCTAACACTCTGCATAAACTCAGCAGGACTAGGTGCGGCTTGTGTTTGTTGTACTTGTTGTTTAACTTGTGTTTGTGAACCAGTAAATGGCACAAAATCATCAGCACCTACAGTTTGAGTAGGCGCTTGAGTTGTTGTACCTTGTCCGAAAGGAACAAACTCATCATCAGTTGTAGATTTAGCCATAAAGTTTTTAACCTTTTGAACATAGTTTTGTGTTTCTTTAAATGGAGGAATACCGCCATACTTGTCTACATTACCCAACCCTGCGTTATATGCAGCAAGAACTAAATCTGGGTTATCGTATCTTTGTGATAACTGGCTTAGATACTTAACACCACCTCGGATGTTATCTTTCCATTCCATCCTGTTAACGCCAAGATCTTTGGCAGTAGTGGCCATCAACTGCATAGGACCATAGGCACGATCACCAGTTTTAGTCTTCGGCCCAATGGCATTAAAAGCACCACCAGACTCTGTATCAACCACGCCCTGTACTAACGAAAGAGGAACACCTTGGCGCTCTGCCTCTTGAGCAGCAAAAGCAAAGATTTCGTCTTTAGTCGCCATTATTGACCTATGCGATAGATTGAGCCATCAGGACGTTTAATTTGAAACTCACCTGATTTTTTACCAGTACCAAATGTAAATCCTGCGGGAAGCACAGGCTTTCCTTGAGCGCCACCTTGACTCCAAGCATTAACTTGTTCAGTAAGGAACTGGTTGAATTTTGGATGAGCAAAAATTGGTTTATTTTCTGGAGAATTTTGCCATGCTGTGCTTATCTTGCCAGGATCACCTTTATAGGCTTCAACAAACTGATTCTTAGCAACGTCTTTATCAGCAAGTGCAACCTCAAAGGCGGCAGCCATTCTTGTTGAAGAAGCAGGATCTGTTATAGATGCGTAGCTTTTCTCAATCGTTGTAGCGTCTAAGTTACTGGCAGCACCTTTTTGCATTGCAGTCTTTTCTAACTGTGCTGTCTTAATCATCTGAGTCATGCGGGTTACATCAGTAATGTCCTGCTCAAATAACTTTCCAACACCTGGGATTGCATTCATGTATCCATAAACACCTGCTTGCAGACCAGTTAATTTATTGTTGTTAACTTGTGTTGCAAGGTCATACAGTTGTTCAGCGGCAATCTTACGTCCACTAGCACTATTTGCAGACTCTAGGCTGCTCTTAGAGAAATCTAAGAATCGAGCATTGGTTGCGGTATCTAGTGTTGCTTGAGCAGGAGAAACTTTAGCTACTGCACCAATAGGTGCGCCACCAGTTGGCGCTCCAGCTTGACCTGCAGTTGGACGCTGAGTTAGCAATGAAGACCTTGGGACAAAATATGTTTTGCCATCAGCACCAATAACTTGTTCAACTTGACCTGAAGCTTGAGCTATTGCTTTGGCTGATTCAATTTCACCAACCGCAGCTGGACCGCCAGGTATTGATCTTTGAACAAAACCACCACCCTGTAATGGAACAAGCATTGTATTTGCAGATACTTCAGGAGGAGTAGACTGAATCCTAGCTTGCATACCTCCGACAACTGGCCTTGACTCATATAAACCTGTTGCAGCATTAAGTTGAGTTTGAATCTGATCTTTTTGTGATGGCAAACCACGAATGATCTGCATATTAGGGTTCATCAACAAGTCACCCTGCACCCTTGGTTGCAACGCAGTAATAGTTTCACGCATACCGCTTTGAGCAGCAGTAGGCAATGCCAATACATCTTGCAAAGCATTTTGTATATTAAATGGCAAACCTTGCGCTCTAGCACCTTTAATTTGCTCTTGTTGAGCCAATTGATCTGGCGTAACAGGACCCACGTACTCAGGGTTAGCTTCTTGAAATTTAGTAGGAGTGTATCTAGCTCGGAAACCCTCTAAAGCGGCTTGATCTGCTTGAGCTTGTTGGCTCTTACGCAACATATCTTGCATTGAGATTGCAGTAGCGGGGATGTCTGATGCTGACTTAAAGCCAACACCAGGATCACCACTCAACAAACTACCAATCAGAAATTGCTGAGTAGCCTGTTTTTGCATTGCCTGTTTTTCAGTATCAGACAAGCCCGTCAATGCGGCATCAGATAACAACCCAATATTAAAAGGCATAATTTACTCCTTAAATTCCGAACAAACCAAGCAAACCTTGCCGTGAAGTAGATGTTTGTTGCGTACCAGAGCCACCACCAACATTGATACCCAATGCTTGATTGAGAATCTGTTGTTGCTCCAAAGGCAGATTGCGGATGGCATCCAACTGTTGTTGAGTGAAACCTTGTTGCAACAAACCTTGATCTCGCAACTGGTTTGCCTGACCAAAGCCAAGGTTTTGCAAGTTAGTAGCGGCACTAGCAAGTTGACCACCAGCAGTAGTTCTTTGCTGATTAGCTTGCAAACCTGCTTGTTGATTAGCTAAGTAAGTTTGCAACTGATTCTGAGCATTAGCCAAAGCCGCAGCATTCTGGGCAGATGCACCAAACTGACCTGCTTGATTGGCAGCAGCCTGATTAGCCAATGCTATTTGTTGAAGGTTTTGAGTATTAAGTTGTCCAGTAGACACATCAACACCTTGATTAGCCAAAGATGCACGTAAAGCCGCATCTTGATTAGCCAAACCAAATTGACCTGACAAAGCTAATGCCTGTTGAGTTGTAGCCAAGTCTTTAGCTTGATTCAACTGTTGTGCTTGCATCATGCGACCAAGATCAGCCTCAGAAATCTGTTGAGCATTTTGATAAGCAGCAGCATTCTGTTGAGCAAGTAATCGAGCCGCATTCTCACCATAGGCACGATTAGTCTCTGCTTCTGCAACACCTTGGCGTGAACCACCAAATGCTTTAGCAGCAGTAGCTTGGGCAGAAGTCTTAACTTGCTCTAGTTGTCTAGAACGCTCTAGATCTTGCAAACTTTGCTCAGTAACCGCCTTTGTATAAGGATTCATGTACGCTTGAATATTCTGATTCAAGAATGATGCTGGCGTAACATCACGAATGTTTGCACTAGCCGATGGAGCAAGAGATCCAAAAGCTTCTCTTGCAACTTGTGATCCAGTAACACCTGCTGCATTTACATTCTGAATACTGCCACGATTTAATTGGGCGGCCTGTGCTTGAGCAGGGGTGTAGCCTTGTGCAATAGCATTTTGATATTGAACATTCTGTGGTTGGTACTGAGCGCTTTGCTTTAATATATTGGCGGCATCAGTAGCAAACAAAGTAGGTGCGCTTAATTGGCTTCCATATAGGCGGTTTAATGCAAAAGCTTGTTCTTGGTCAGGAGTAAATCCTGCAAACTGACGGGCTTGCAATCCACTTGCAGTGCCTTGAGCGCCTTGATAGTTTTGTAGAAATAGATCCCGCAGTGCAGGGTCTAATTGCTGTTGACTTGAGCTTGAGCCGCCTAGAGACATATTATTCCCCTTGTATCCATTTAATTGCATCATCATGTGACGTAAAGTAACGCCACATTTCCGTACTAGTTTCTCTCATTGCTTCTTGTCCTCTAAGCAATAAGACTATCATTGGTGCTATTTGTAATGAAATAATACGCAATGTGAGCGCATAGGCTCTGTCATTGGTATTACCACTTTCAAGTTCTACAGAGTCTTGCCAAGCATTTATACTCTGAATCACTAAAGGCATTAGAAACGCCCTATTTTGATTAAAGAACTCATTTGTAGGTAGCGTCACCAGTGCGTTCCAAAAGACAGCATCTATCTCTTTACGACTAGGCTCTTTATCTTTATCTACTAAGTCATCCCATAACTCAGCAATACTTGATAAAGCGACTAAAAAGTCTACAGCACTCTGGTTGCCACCAAACCATTCTAACAGTTTGGCATTCCTTATTTCACGCCAATCTTGACTATCGTGATCTATCATATTATTAATTTACTTAAATTGCTAGTTTTTAACGCAAACCGCCCATTTTCCCATCAAATCTGATAATGCCAACACGCCAATTAGCGTTTCTAGCACCCTCAATTTTGACCGCTATTTGCCTACCAGTTAAGCGTAAAGAAGTTGGGTTTGCCATTGAATATGGTCCATAGGAATATTCAGTACTTGTTGGGTAAAACTTGGTGCTAAACCTAGCCTGTACATCACCCAAAGTATTCTCATCAGGAATCATTCCTGTAAGGCTTAGAACACGATCACCCGCACCTAACTCTACTGGTCCAGACTCAGCAAACAATGTCTGTGAATCATAAGCAAAGCCGACTTCATGCTCATAAACGTAACCATCAGTTGAAACCATCAATGGATTGGCAAAGATACCTTGGTCTGTCCCACAAGTTCTAGCCAAAGTGCCAACAGCCCAATGACCTTCCCTGTAGTTGTAAGACACATAAGAATCTATTTCATTGCTTGTGGCACTTGGGTAAAACCACCAAATCTCACCAAAAGCAGAGTTATGTACGGCATAAATCTTAGAAGATTGAGTGTAATTAATGTTGTTAAAAACAAAGTCACCAACATCAGAAACCAATGGCTTTACAAAACCATCATATATCCAGAATCCAGACCTAGACATCCATAAACAAGAGTTATCAGTAACTGCTGCCGCTTGCTTGGATATAACACCACATCCAGTTCCAACTCTGTCAAAACTGTAGATATAGGGTGGGCCAATATAGGTTGCAGTGTGAACATCTACATCTGTAAAGATAATAGTCAACCCACGAATTCTTTTAGCGCATTGCAATGAACCGATTGTTGTCAGTTCAAAGTCACCAGCTTGGTTAGTAGCGGCAGCAGTCCAAACAGTATTGTTCTCTTGATCTGACCAAGAAATCTTCCTTGGATTGCCACCTGCTCCAAGCGCAAATAAGAATCGTTCTTGAGTAGTTATTAACCCAACACAAGAAATTGGAGCATTTGCAATGGCAGCGGCATCATTGGCGGTGTTTAACTGCCACTCAAGCAGTCTTCCATCAGCAGTTGAGCAACCTACCAAGTACTCACCCCATGTGTCCAAAGACCATGTTGTAGCGGGAGTAATTGATCCCAAATCAGGACGGGCAACACCATAAGCAAAATTACCATAAGTACTGTAGCCATAGCCAAGCTTCTGAATGGCATCTGCGCTACCAACAACCAAATCTGTTGGGGTGATGTCTGTCAGAGTACCCGCTTCATTCATAGCGTAAAACTTTGAGTGTGTACCGATACCAATACGCCTGTTTCCAGAATTGTCTTTCCAGTTAATCAATCCTCTGGCTAAACCAGTAAGTTGTGCAGAAGCACGTTTACGCCATCCACCCACAGGGCGAATAGTATTCTCAAACCAACGAACTAAATTGGAATTATTCCACCTACCTTTGGATTGGTATTCTGTGCCATTCTTGTAGACACCAGGCGGTATTTGTAGTGGTATGTATGCCATATATTTATGTTGTTAGGTTTGATACAAAACTCATCGTGACGATGGCAGATGGCACAGCAGGGCGTGTGGGGCTTGTGCTTGTCGCAAAATGCTCAATACTTACACCAGTGTTTTCAGTTCTCCACATAATCTCAATGTAATCATTAGCAGCCATTTCAACAAAGAAATTCAATGAAGCAATGATATGGCTTGGATCACCAGAACTTTTTCTTGGAGGAGGGTGAAATCTACTGTTTGAGTTGTCAATGTTTGTTCCATTTTTACGAAACCAAATATCCACATCTTGACCATCGTTTGTGGTGTTTTTTAGTTGAATGGAAAACTGCAAGTTCCAAATACCAGAATCAACCACAGTGATTCTAGATCCACTGGCCATAGTCACGCCATTAGAAAAATCTGTAGTGTTAAATGTTATGGCATAAGCAGTTGTTGTGTTTGCTGCTACTTGGTCTGTTGAATCTTGAAAAGCCCCATAGGGATTGTTTAAGTATCTGCCACCTTTTCGACCAACAATATTACTCACAACATTAATTAGCTTAGTAAAGAATGTTCTAGTTACAGAATTGTTCTGATTCTGTAAGTCTTGTGAGTAAGAATTAGATGAAGATGCCAGCGTTGGAACTGCTGGCGCATCTAATTGTTGGTTGACATTTGGCATTAAGCAGTCCAGTACCAGACATTAATTTGACCTGCATTACCACTTGTACCACTATTATTGCCATCACCAAAACCACCACCACCTGGGCCACTTGCTTGACCACTTGCTAATGTAAACGCACCAGAATAAGGAGCAACACCACCTGTACCTATAGCACCACTGCCATGGAGTTGTCCCCTTGAGCCTCTAAGGTTTAGTATAGATCCACCACTCCCAACGCCACCTGCACCATTCCCACTACCTGTTCCTGCACCACCAGTAGCACTTATTGTGCTAAAAGTAGATGTGCCACCAGTACCTCCATCATTACCGATTGCCTGACCGCCAGTTCCACCTGCGCCAACAGTAGCAGTAATCGTATTGCCAGGAGTAACAGTTAATATGCCTTTTGAGTAACCACCACCGCCACCACCTTGAGTACTAATAGCGGCTCCACCACCACCACCCCATACTTCTACCATGATCTTGGTAATTCCATTTGGAACAGTAAATGTGTTAGTTCCTGATGTATAGACTGTGCAATTAGGTTGAGAAACAACTGTAGGTGTACCCCATGTAGGGGCGCTAGATCCACCAGAAGTCAATACCTGACCTGCTGTACCAGATGCGCTAAAAGCATAAGCAGAACCAGTACCATAGGCCACAGCACCCGCAGTTGGAGTAGCAGTTGCATTAGTACCACCACTAGCCACAGGCAAAGTACCTGAGAAGGCAATAGTTTGGTTAGGCCATGCGTTTGTGATGCCAATGTTAGTACCCGCTACCAATGCAGGAGAGGCAGTACCAGTACCACCTTTGGTTTTCTTTAGTACTGGACCAGCATCAAACAAGGCATCAATTGAGTCCAGATCAGTATTGATCTTTGTACCCCAAGTATCTGTTGAAGCACCTACTTCTGGCTTTGTTAGGCCAAGGTTCGTTGTCGTGGTATCTGCCATGATTTCCTCTTAATTTACTGTTGTCCAAGATTCTGATTGATCTGAAACTGTTGTCCATGTTTCTGATTGGTCTGAAGTATCAGTCCATGATTCAGAAGTATCCGCCTCATTTTCCCACTTGTATCTAGCATTTGCAACAACACTAGAAGCAGAATCTATATTTGCCAAGGTATTAGTAGTAAAACTTGCACTTGCTACAAAAGAACTTTCAGAAGTAAATTGAATAAGTGCGGTATATATAGCTAATGCAGAAGCCGATGCAGATGAGCTAGAAACAATATCCGCTTGACCTGATGTCGTTCTAGATGCGGATGCTTGTACAGTAGATGCTGAAGTAACATCTCCAGCGCCTAAAAGGATAGCCGTTGCAGCGGCAACAACTGTACTTGTAGATGTAAGTGCAACAGAAGCGTCTACAAATCCACCAACCAATGATGAAAATGGAGCTTCTGAGAATGCGCTAAATCCAAACATTTATCAGTCTTTTTCTTCAAGTGATTTCTTAGCAAGTTCTAGATGTTTTTGTTTGAAGTAGATATTTGCTATCAAACCAATCACACCAATCACCACGCCACAGATAGCCGCAAACTCATTGGCTGTTAAACCAAAGAAAATAGCAGTACTAGCACCGCCATAAGTGGCCAAATTAGCCGCTTTAGCCGCAACTGCTGTTGCCACCTCTGAAGTATGGGTTTCCATTTTAAACTTTCAATTAGACAGAAGCTGCTTGCAATGGTGCAAGGTCTTCGGTTGTCCAATAGTCTTTAGCCAACATGATTTTTAAATGTTCTTTATTGCGTGATAGGCAATCAGCCCAATCAGCATCAGTCATGTTATCTGGCTTGCTACCATTGATTAGATTAACGCTATCCATTGCGGCAGAGTAGTGCTTGGCAATTTTTTCTGGTGTTTGGTTTTCCATAATTAGTTTCCTTCAAGTTGTTTGACACGGGCAGATAACTCTTTGACTGCGTTAATTAAGTACCAAGTCAAGTTATCTGAATTTACAGACATAACACCAGTTGATTCTGTCTTTACGCAATCAGGCAAAATAGTTTGTAGTTCTTGGGCAATTGCACCCAACTGAATACCTTGCTTTTTAATCGCTTGGTTTTGTGGTAAATCGGTAATTTCTTCGGGCAAACGATATTCAAAGTTGCGAACACGAATTGCATTTATTGCATTTAAACCAATATCGTTATCAACAATGTTTTTCTTTAGACGTTGGTCAGAAGTTATCGACCATGTTGCTGAATTATTACCTTGGTAAACACCACCACCATTTGGAGAAATAAAACCAGTAGAGCCGCCTTTACCAGTATCAGAATTTGTAGATATAACAATTTCATTTCCAACACTTGATGATGAAGTTAATGTGTTATACCCAAGGTGAATATTTGTGCTTCCCGTTGTGCAAACTCTTCCAGTTAAAATTCCAATAAAAGTATTTCCTATGCCAGTTGTTAAAGGCAACCCTGCTTGATAACCCAAACAAGTGTTGTTATAACCTGTTGTAGTTGCATGTCCCGCTTGATAACCTACAGCCGTGTTGTTAGCCGCTGTGCTGTTATTAAAAAGAGACTGCCAACCACTAGCAACATTAGAACTACCAGTTGTATTGTTATAAAGTGCTGATATACCAGTAGCGGTATTTTGTAATCCAGTAGTATTTTCACGTAATGAATACGCCCCAAAAGCGGCATTGCTTGCGCCAGTTGTGGTGCTATAAGCCGATTCGTAACCTACAGCCGTGTTTTGAGATGCCGTAGTGTTAAGGTGCAAAGCATCTGTTCCAATTGCGGTATTATTTGAACCTGTGGTGTTTGCCCTTAATGCCCCACCACCAAATGCGCTATTGCTGCTTCCAGTTGTGTTGTAGTAACCAGGAGGCCAATTATTAGAATCCATCCCTCCTACAAAAGAGTTTCCAGTTCCTGTCGTGTTAGTAAAACCTGCTTGAACGCCAATAAATAAATTATTATCACCAGTATTTGAGTAACCCGCTTGATTGCCTAGGGCGGTATTTCGTGCGCCAGTAGAGTTTGTATATAACGCATCTACACCAACAGCAGTTACTCTAACCCCTGTAGTTGAGCCACCAGCGTTATAGCCATAAGCAGTTAAAAAAGGTGTTCCACCGACTGTTGTTTGCTTTCCATACACAGTACCCAATGCAGTAGGCGTAGCGGCAGAGGGACTAGGGATGCCTGTGCAATTACTTAAATTACCAGACGCAGGTGTACCAAGTGCAGGTGCTACTAGAGTCTTATTACTAAGCGTAGTTGTGCTTGTTGCCGTAACAAGATTTGTAGGCGCAATGATTGCTGATAGGTTAGCCATAGTTAAACTCCTCTAGCCGCTTCAGCCGCAGCCTGTGCCGCTTGATAAGCCGCAATAACTTCAGCAGTCCAAGCCGCATTGCAGATTGCAACAACATTGGCAGGAACGCCTGTTAAGTCTTGTGCAGGGGTGAGGCTTGAGCGATGGTAGGTTTGGCTAATTTGATTGCCATCTTCCATGATGCGTGTAGCTTCACGATAAAGAACAGTTCCGTTCTCTTGAACAGTAATTTGGTCAACAACTGTGGTTTTGGTAAGTGACATAATTTTCCTTTAGTTAAAAGTCCGTCTGCATCATCCAATGCAGATAATTAGGCTGTTCGATAAACAATGCTTAACCTATAAGTTGCGTTTGTGGTATTTGGTTCATGTGCATTTCCATTATTACTGCCAACAAATAAATATACTGATGTGCTGCTAGTTTCAGCTTGGGCTGTAACTGGGCTTTCATTAGAAGATGAAGTTATAACCGACCCTATAAATCCAGTATTCGATACAGAACTAGAACCAGCAACTGTAAAAGGTAAACCGCCAATTCCTGGGCTTGTAAAATTAGTGCTTACACTAAAAATAATTCTAACGATGCAAATATTTCCAATTTTTGTATATTCACCAGTTTGTGCGCTAAATGCTCCAGTACCATCACCATTTGTTGTTACAGTAAAAGTCCCTTCCTCGTAATCATCTAGCGTATTAGCGTCTGCTGATGCTGATTGAGTTGCGGGGAATTTCACACCAGATGCAACTTGTGCTACACCAGCAGCGGTGACTCTAAATTGTTCTGTTGCCCCTGCGCTTAAAGCAAACAAATCTCCAGCACCATTCTGACGGGCATATATCATCGCTGATGCAGAATTATCTGAAAACCAAAAAGAATTACCTGGATTTGCAGTTCCACCGCTTATTACCGCACTAATAACTCCCGTTGTACTTAATGCCCCAACCCCCGATACATTGCCAGTTGTGTCTGCAATTGTCACCACAGAATTTTGAATTATTTTGCCAGTTGTGCCATCAAACCGAGCAATAGCATTGTCAGTAGAAGATGCAGGACCAGAAACCACCGATCCACCTGCACCACCCACTTGAGCAAAGATGTCCCATGTTGTGCCGTTGTAAACACATTGAACACTCACACCTGTAATGTCGCAAACCAAATCTTCAGCAACACCTTCTATGGTTGAGCCATTGCGACCAATCGTTAAGTTGTTAGTTCCCCAAGTATTAAAAGAATCCACAACAATAACTTGATTACCATTTGAGGGAGTAGCTGGCAAGGTAACTGTAAAAGCACCTGCTGTCGTGTTTGTTTGTACACCATCATTGTTTGCGGCTGTATAGTTTGCAGTCTTAACTGTGGTGTAAGTAATGCCACCAGCAGAAGGGGCAGTAGATGACCAAGTTGTGCCAGTAGAAGTTAGCACATTGCCAGCAGTGCTAGGAGCAACAAAAGTTGGCGCTGATGTGCCATTGCCAAGCAATACGTTATTGGCAGTAAGAGTTGTTAAACTTGTGCCACCATTACTTACTGAAAGAGTACCAGTAACACCCGTTGAAAGAGGTAAGCCAGTTAAGTTAGTTGCAGTTCCACTAGAAGGAGTGCCTAAAACTGGCGTGACAAAAGTAGGACTGTTTAAAGTCTTGTTTGTCAGGGTTTGTGTTGCGTCAGTTAGCACCGCTTTGTCAGCAGGGTATGTAACAAAGACAAACTTAGAACCTGCGGCAAAGGATACCTTTGTATCTGAATTGCTAGACTGCAAAACAGTAGTCCTAGCCAATGTCAAACCATTAGCAGACAGAGTTCCCAAGCCAATTTCAAAATCACTACCTAATGCAACGGCATAGTAGGTTGTGTTGTTTGCACCTACACCTGCGGCAAATGTCTGAAAACCAGTATCAGCACCACTTAGAACAAAGTCAGCAGTACCAGTAGTGGTTGTAGTTTCCTTAACACGATCAGCAAGTACTAATGCCATGATTAACTCAATGTAATGTCAAGATCACCAGCAGGAATACGCAAAATATCGCCAGTACCGATTGTCTTGCTAGTTGTTAGGTCAGAAAAGGCCAAGAAATTACCAGAGGTTGAGGCATCGAAAATACCGATGGCCACAATAGTTCCCCAAGAAGAAGTTGCCGCATCAAATTCAACCGCAGCAGAGTTTGTCGCCAAAGTAGATGTTCCACTTACTGTAAAAGCGACGGATTTGCGTACGTATCCGCTACCAGACAACTCTGTACCACCACCAGTATCAGTTGGTGCGGTGGTATACAAAGCTACATAAAGAGTAGTTGGGGATGTGTAAGCAGTGTTTGTGAAAACGTGCTTTAAAACTTTGTCTTCTAAATAATCAGAGAATGATCCAGCCATTTTTTACCCCAAAGATCGGGCACGAACAATAGGAGTAGAAGCAACAGATGCCCTTTGATCTGCTATTTCTATGTCGCCAATGGAGGAAATATATAAGTTACCCCATACAGCAAGACGCTCATCATCTTTCAAATATGGAGATGCCTCAAGCAATGCACCATATAAGTACAAGTCTGGGGCATAAGCTAGAAGCCAGTTGCTTGTGTTTGAATCACTCAACGCAGGAATTTTACCATAATAGGTTAATTCACCTGTATAACTACTATCAGGAGTAGCAATTACTTCTATTTGCGTACCAACAATAGTGTAATAAGTTGGTTTACCAGAAGCAATAATTTGATTCTGACGCAATTCATTTGCTTGTTTATCAGTTACAAACTCCATGTAAGTAATGGGATTTGTGTTCAAGATAAACTCTTTGGCCTGTAGCCAATCAGTTGGGAAAGCAAAATACTGTGTATCAATGGTGGCAGTAGCACGTTTAATCATCTGGCGAACACGCAACTTACGATTAAATTTAGCCTCTGCAACAGTAATAAAACTTGGAATAACAGAAGTCAGATCATCCCGATTGAGATAATCCGCTACGGTTGCTTTAAGCCCTGCAAAAGTATCAAGTGCCATTTTCTACATCCCTACACATTAATGTGTGTTCATGTTTGTATTCAAATGTGCCAATATGATGGATCTGTTTTGAGAGATCTTGGTCAACAAATGTTTTGTGTCCGTTCTGTGCGGCTCTACGGCAAAACCATACATCTTCACCGATGTAGTCTTCCGCAGCAGGAACCCAAGGGATAGCAAACCAAGGATATTCCATAGATTTGTAGACTTCGGATTTAACGAGCATTACACCCATTCCGCAGTAGTCTACTTCAACAAGTCCTGTTGAATCGTCCTCAGTATATACCCGATTGATAAATGTTGCATCCATATCTGGGGTATTTTTTTTCACCGCAATAGGTTCTGTAGGAAATCTACGTTTGGCATAGTTTCCACAGACAATCCCAATATCATGTTTTAACAAGCGAATAATGGAATCTTTTGGAAACCGCATATCGCTATCTAGCCACAGGGTATGGGTACACTCAGCCTCAATAGCATCCCTAGCCAAATCCTGACGTTGTGCTGATAACAAAGTGCCAGAACTAGTGTAGATCACTACCTTGTGGTTTGTTGTACCTACAGTAAACCCAACTAGCCTCGCTAAATCAAAAGCAAATCCAGAGTTAACAAAATCCCGTGTTGGAACCAAAATTCCAATGGTCTTACTATCCATTAAACTTCTCCAGGTCTTGTGCGAAATGCACGATTATCAGGGTCATTGAGCCAACGCTTCATGTAGGCTTGGTCATCAAGTTTGCCTTCGGCCTTCATCTGATAATACAAAGCCATAGGAATGGATGCAACATGGTGCATATCACCTTTCCAATTGGCCTTCTCATCAAACGAATTAAATCGTTCTTTGTTTGCATCTACCACCTCGGTGGCATCAATAATTGTCTGAATGGTTGCCTCATCTTTATCAGCATCGTAATGCCAGACTTTCTGAGTCCCCATCTCTAGGTTTGTATCAAAGATTTTTGTAGTCATAAAAAAAAGGGTGGGTTATTAGCCCACCCCTTTGTCTTCAGATTAGGTCTGAATTGTTGAGTTCAAGTCATAGACAGCGCCATGAGCTTTCTCATTCTTGATCTTCAAGCCCCACTCACACAAGAGCATACGCTTCTCGGCATCACCTGTCTTAGCCAGTTCAACTGTCTGGAAGGGACGCAGATAAGCAACTGATGCGTACTCAGGATCAAGCACAAAAACATCACGCTCACGTTGGAACCTGTTGGCAACAATGCTCACGTTTCCGAAGTCGCTGACATAAACATCTGCGGCCCCGATGATAGTTGAAGGCTTTGCGCCTGTAACATTGAAACGCTGACCAGCAATACCAGCCATCTTAGACAAGTTCTGCTTGTTAACAGGACCAGCCATAACGATAGATGGGTTGCCACCTTCTGTCCACACCTTCTGAATTACGTCTTTCAGCAATGCTTCGCTGAATGAACGCAAGTTAGTAGTTGTAGCATCAGTACGAGCTGCATCAGGAATGGTTGTGTATGAAGGATCAGAACCACCAGTACCTTCGCTAGTATTGGTCTTCAAGAAGGCCAACAAAGCGCCTGATTTACGGGCAGATGACGTAGAACCAGCGGCAGCGGCTTGGTTAGCCAACATTGTGGCCTCCATGTCACGCTTAATTTCCGCAGATTTTTTGGCCATTTGATAGCTCAATTCTGAGCGACGACCTGCCTTGTCAACCGCTTCCAATGTACCAGCAATGATTACATCCTTACGGCTAATCTGGGTGTAGTTGCCCAAACGAACTGTAGCTGTAACTGCTGTGAAAGAGGTGATGTCATCGCCCTCAATCTGTGCATTAGTTGTGATTGCAGCGGCCAAATCATCAGTCTGCCATTCAAAGAAAGTGTTGGTGACGTTCTCACGGCCAACATTGCTCATGAATGGAGTCTCTTCTGGTGAGATCTGATAAATGACGTTTGAAAGATCTTCCCTAACACCCTTTGCGTCAAAGCGGGTGTAGGTGTTTGTAATAGCAGCCATGTTAATTCCTTAAATAAATTTCTCGAAAAGGGATGCGGCATCTCTGACGCTTCCAGTTTGTGCAAGACGCTTTTTTGCGTTATTTATATCACTTGACTTAGAACTCACGCTACCTGCTGAACCAGGAGTAACCATCTTCGGAGCCTTTTTAATCTTTGCTTGGAATTCTGGACGCTTACTCATCATCTGGTCATATTTCCACGCTTTGTGAAGCGCCAATAATGCCCGTGAATCGGTAATCGTATTCAGTTCCTGCTCTGAAAAGCCCAAATTCTGACCATACTCCAACAAAGCTTTGCCTTCTGCTTTGGCTTTTTCGGGAGAACTCCACTCTGGAATTTTCTCTTTCAACCGAGCAACCTCGGCAACCATAGTTTGTTGCATAAACTTTTGCAGTTCAGCTTGTTGCACTTGTTTAAGTCTCTCTTGCTCTGCTTGTACCGCATATTTCTGTTGGTTTCTCCTCTGATGAGATGTCCATTGACGGGCATATTCAGTAGGATCTTCAACTTCTAAACGATTCCAATCAGGCTCTGGAGGCTCAAACTCCTGCAATTTCTGCTGTAATTGTCCTAATATCTGAGAGTATTGTTCACGCTCTCCACGTACTTGCTGAAACTCAGACTCGACTAATTTGCGCTCTTCTGCTAGTTTCTGCGTTTTCCGTGTGTAGTCGGCTTCACGTTGGTAGCCTCGGATAAGTTCATCCTTTGGGACTTCGATTTCTTTGCCATCAACTTTGACAACAAACTTCTCATCCCTTGGGGCCTCTTCTTCGCCTTCCTCTTCTTCGCCTTCTACTTCCTCGGAAGATTCCTCTGTTTCATCTTGCGTATCCGCAGATTCCACTTCCTCAGACTCAGATTCGGATTGCTCCTCCTCTGGTTGCGCCTCTGCACCAGTGTCAACACCCTCTTGGCTGTCTAGCATGGAAGCAAAGCTTTGCGCTGCTTGGTTTACTGTAATCGAACCGACTGCGTTTGCGTTATCGGACATATTTACCTCTTAGTTTAACAATCATTTGTTTGGGGGTCTTCCCCGTCTACGAACAAGGGCAACTTCTGCCATCTTGCCTGTATCCATGACAGAGCGTAGTTTTGCTCTCAGAATATCAACTGTTGTCAGAAGCAAGTAAGCTTGCTCTCTAACTGGTCCTTCCATTAGTTTGGAAGAACGAATCTCACGATAACAATCATCTTCTATTCGTTTAAGCATTTCATTGAGAAGTTCATCCTCAAGAAGTAACTTTGCTCTGTCTCCTCTTGCGAGGTTAATTTCTAGATCGTCCATTTACATCATTGGTTGGGGCTGTTGAGGCACTTGGCTCATTGCAGCTTGTTGACGGATTAATTCTCGGTCTTTATTCATTGCGGCTTCTATTTCCGCACTTTGAATTTGTACACCATATTTCAATTCTAGCTCATATCTACGCAAAATACCATCTTGTTCAATACGATCTCGCTCACGATCATCCATTAATATCATTTTTTCACGATCTAATTGCAATTCTGCGGCTTTCTTTTGAATATCTGCTTGAATAGATTGTGCCTGTACTTGAGCCAACATCTCCTCTGGAGTCAGCTTTGGCTCTGGAGGTGGTGGCAATTGGAAGTCAACAGGTAATTGGTTAAAGTAATTCTGTGAATCTTTAATACCCGCCAACTGCAACATCTTAGTTAATGTGTTTGTATACTGTGGTAGAGAAACAACAGGGTTATTAACACCAGTTTCTTTAATCAGCATTTCCTGACGCAGTGCAACTTGATTCAAGATATTAATTCTGTCTTCAAGAGTGCCATCACCTACCCCAACATTAACAATGACATCCATATTGGCATCCCAAGAACGTGGGTCAATAGGTACGAATGTATTACGCAAACGAATCATTCGGGCTTTATCTTGGTTCTCAATAACGAGTTTCAAGATACCAGTAAACAATTTACGCAAACCAGTTTCAGCAAAGATACGGGCAATCATCTCAATGTGCTGATGGGCGGCATTAACTGTTGCAGATACTGCGGCTTTGGTAGTGCTTTGCAATGCGTCTGCATCTAGCCCTGCTGCGGCTTTAGAAATGCCTGTACGGGTCTGTTTAATGTCATCCAAGTAGTCAAGCATTGGGAATGCTGCCTGACCAACAAATGGAGTTGTAAAGGGTTGCACCATGCCTGGCGCTCTCATGCGAATTACAGCACCAACTTCTGTATTAAGCACATCTTCCATGTTGGCCTGTCCTTCAACGATGGCTGTGCGTGGATGGATGGACTGAGCCAAAGAATCTAGTATGCCACGTTGTACATTTGACTTGATGCGCTGAATATCCATGACCACATCAGCAGGACACATACCAAAAAAGGTATGGGGTTCTGGGTCTGGGCAGAAGGCGGCAAACTGTCTGTCATCAACAATTTCGTTTCGCAGAACTTTATTGCCAGTACCTACTGTGCAAATTCTACGCATCTCAGCAATGCCATCGCCATCAAAGTCTACCTTTAAGTAGCCTTCAATGTACAGAACACTCTTGCTAGATGGATCACCATTGTTTGCAGTGCTGATAACGGCAAATGGGTTACGGGCTATGTACTCTTCGTTGTTGTCAAAGTCATTCCCATTACCTGCAACCTCAACCATTTCATCATAGTCATAACCCATTGCGACTAGATCGGAAACAGTCTTCATTGTGCGGTGGCCAACAAAGGTAGCCTCTTCAACCGACTTTGCTCTGCGGTCAATTAAAAACTCTTCTGGGGGTAGAGCTTCAATCTTTACCTTGCCTGATTTGATTCTGCGCTTGATCTCCACATCGTACATCATGGGTGGTGGAGTCATAATGCCTTGAGCATCATTCATTGGCTGAGTGCCAGGTACTGGATACTCACGCACCGCAGAAATCTCAATGTCTGGGTCTTGAGTTAAGAACATCATTGTCTGCTCATCAAGCATAGAGAATGATTCTGCTTTAACTTCTACAGACTCATCCCACCAATACTTCACGATACCAACTTTGCGTACCAAAGCATCTTTGAATGCCGAGTGAAGAATCTTAAAGCCTTGGTTATCACGCTTGAAAATAAAGTCCACATAGTCTGTAGCTTGTTCAGCAGACTGTACATCTTCTGGTCCTTGGGGGGCAAACTCAACCACACGCTCTGGACCAAAGAAAATACGCATCAGGCTTGGCAATATGCCTTGCACAGTATCACGTACATCCATTGATACTACTTGTGAACGGCCTTCTTCTTCATCACCAAAGGGTTGGCCATAATAGTATTCAGTAGCCAACGCACGATTGCCACCAATGTCATCATCTATGAAAGAAATGGCATCATTAATTTCAGCAGAGATAACGCCTTGAAGTTGCTCTTCTGACATTACCTCATCACCCTGCATCTCACCCTGCAAGGTTTCAGCCATCAACATTGGGTTTTCTTGTTTCATTTTTATTCCTTATCGTGAGCCAATGTAGGGAAGAAGTCCCTGTGATGCACCACCATAACTTTGGAGTAGTGATGGGATGCCACCCATGTAGTTATTAGCCATACCGCCACCACCCATACGCATTTGAGGAGCAGACATCATTTG